TCACAGAGTGATCTTTTACAGAAAGATCTTTTTAAGAGAGATCATTTTTAAAATTTAAAAAATATTTTATATTTTAAAAAATATTTTATAAAAATAATTTTATATTTTAAAAATAATTTTATATTTAAAAAAAAATATTTAAGAAAGATGTTTTTTCAGAGTGATAACTCTTCACAGAGTGAGTCATTAGAATTTATTAAAAAAATATTATATAAAAAAATGATTAAATAATTTAAATTAAAATAAAATGAATGGATATTTAAACATTGATATGGATAAATTAAATGAATATTTAATTAAAAATGAATATTTAAATTTTGAAAATTTAGTATTTAATAATTACGGTATTTATAATATTGATTGGAACATTAATTATAATAATATACCAAAATATATATGTAATTATTTATGGAATGATAGTTTAAAAGTAATAAATGAAATAAACTTTAGATTTGAAGTACGTTATTATTTTGAAAATAATGCTCCAAGAATTATGAAATTAAAATTATTAAATAAAGTATTTAACATAGTTACACAGAAAATAAAATATTTAAATAAAAAAATAAATTTTTATGAAGAATTAGAAGAAGAATTAAATATTATTTTTAGTACATTATCAGATGATGGAATAAGAGTTATAGCTTATTATGTATTATTAAACAATTATTATATAAAAAATATTAAAGTGTAAAAGTAAATGGAAAAAGTAACAGATAGAATTAGTAAATTAAATATTAAAGTAAAAAAAGGGTGTCTAATTTGTAAAAAAAAGATTTTAAATAATAAAAGTTATTGTTTAAAATGTTATAATAATTATATGACCTTTATGAATAAAAGAAAATGTATAAAATGTAATAATATATTTATGATAAATGATATGGATGATAAAACTTGTTTAAAATGTAAATAATATAAGATAAAGAACAATTGAAATAAATATAAGTGTTAGCATAAAAATACTAACATATAAACTATAATATTTTTTCCAATCGTTACTACATTGACAAGTTTTATAATTTAATCTATTAACAAAATTAATAATTAAAATATAATAGAATATTGCAATTATAGTAATAATAATTTTATATGGAAAATTAAAAATAGGATTAAATTTATTGTAAATTTTAAAAGGTGTTAATATTATAAAGATAAATGAAAGAACATGTAAAACATTTTTATGCCACATATTACTACATTTACAATCATCTCTTTCAAGTTTTTTAGTCCATGTAAAAATAGCAAAGTGTAAAATAAATGTTATAATAATAAAAGTTAAACTTATTAGTAAATATGCCATTTATTTTATTAATTTAGATTTTTTTAGTAATTGTATTTATTATTTTTTTTGTATATTTAGTAACTGTTTCTAAAGAAGACCTTTTATTATAATTTGGATGAATCATTTTTTTTATTAAATTATTGAAATATTTAATATCAGATTCTGAATGAAAAATAATATTGTGTTTAATTTCATATAATGAAGTACCAATAGAATATATATCAACTTTTTTATAATCAATTTTATGAGGATGAAAATCCATAATACAATTTTGAATTTCAGATTTAATATTTTTTTTAGAAAATAAATTGGAATCTAATAAATTAAAATTATATAAAATCTTATCAATTTTAGTTAGATTTAAATCATCTCTAAAATAATAATAACACATTTTAAATTCTGGTGGATATGCAACATATTTATGATCTAATCTACTTAAATTATTAATAGTAAAGATTTCATTAAAATTAATATATAAACCAAAATCAATTAATAATATTTTATCATTTTTAAACATAATATTATGATAACTAATATCTTGATGAATATATTTTGAATCATTAAAAGTTTTAAAGTTAATAAAAAAATTATATAAAGCATTAATAAAAATTTTAAAATCAATCTTAATATTATTTTTAATTATATAACTAAAAGATAACCCCGCATTTTCATAAATAATTTGATAAATAATTTTAGATTGAATATTAGGTGAAGAATCATAATAATAAGAACTACTTTTTTTTAAAACACATTTACTAATTTGATAATCACTAACATTTTTAATAGAATTTATACCTTTAATTTTAGGTGTAATTAAATCAAAATTTTTAATTTCTTTATTTAATTTAGCAATAATTTTATATTCATTTTCAAATTGTAATTTAGAGTCACTTCTAAATTTAAAAAGTTTTCCAACATCATCTTTTTTAACATTAGTATATTTTTTTATAATTTTATTTATATATTTTTTAGATGTAAATGGTGGTTTAACAACACAACCATAACTTCCAGAACCTAATAAATCATTAGAATCCATTTATTTTTTAAATAATATATTTATAATAAATAGATTATTTAAGGAATAAATGGATTCTTTAAATAATATATAGATGATTGAATTTTATCAATATTTATTATTATTAAGTGGTATTTTAATATCTGTAGTAATTTATTTATATTTATATTATTGGTTAAATCGATATAATAATCTTTATTTAATTTATTTATAATTTTATATTCATTTTCAAATTGTAATTTAGAGTCACTTCTAATTCTAAAAAGTTTTCCAACATTATTTTTTTTAAGATTTGTATAATTTTATTTATATATATTTTTAGATGTAAATGGTGGTTTAACAACACAACCATAATTACCAGAACCGAATAAATGATTAAAATCCATTAATTCTTTAAATAATATATTTATAATAAATAGATGATTGAATTTTATCAATATTTATTATTATTAAGTGGTATTTTAATATATGTAGGGATATATTTATATTTATATTATTGGTTAAATCGATATAGTAATCATTGTGAATGTTTAAATATCTGGTATGTAAAATATATATTAATATATATATTAGTAAATTTAATACATTTTGTATTAGTTCTAATATATTTTACTATATTTAATGAAATATTAACAATATTAAATGATATATTAGTTATTTATCAAATAATTAGTATTCCAATAATGATCTTATTAATAAAACATATTAATGATAAATGTGCTTGTTATAATCATATTTCTAAAGAAATAATGAAAGTAATTTTAGTAATAATGTTAATTATGAATACAATTTTAATAGTTTCTTATATTAATAAAATAATAAGAGTATATATATAATGAGTGAAATAAAAAGTATATCAAAAGATGCAATTTTAATTGAAAATATAAATGATTCGGAAGTAAATTTAAAATTAATTCATAAAACAAATAGTTTAAAAGTAGATTTAAATAAAGATAAAATAAAATTTGAAACAGAAAAAAGATCAGAATTAAGTTATAATAATATAGATTTAAATTTAGAGGATATATATGTGAAGAATATAATAAATGAAAATATAAATTTAAAAGGAAATGTAAATATAACAGATGGATTATTAAGTTATAAAAATCAAAAAGTATTAATATTAAATGATAATGATATAATACCAGAAAAATATATTTATCCATATTTTAGTAATAATGATATAGTATGGGAAAAAAATAAAATAGATGGTAGTTTAGGATTAGAAAATGGTTCTTTATTAATAAATACAAGTAATACTAATGGGACTATTATTGTAAAAGATAATAATATAAATAACACAATACCAACAATAAATTTATTAAATTCTTATGATGAAGGAACTATAAAATTATATGCAAATTATTCATATATGAGTATATCAAATTCAAATATAAATATTATGAATGATATATCAAGTAATATTCAATTAAATGTTGAAAGTAATATAAAATGTGAAAATGTAATATTAAAAAATATGGATTTGTTAAGTTTCTATGAAAATTTTGAAGAATATAAAAAAAATAATAATTTAACAGGATTATCAAGTTTAAATAATAGTTTATTTTATTTAGATAAAAAAGTAATATTTGAAGATCAGTTAATAAATTTACGTGAAAAAAATAATTTAGATTTTAAACCAGATGACAAAATAAAAATAAATGAAATATTTTGTTTAGAAAATAGTAGTTATTTATTAATAAATAATAATTTATTTAAATTACTAAATAATAATAGTTATAAATTAATAGATAATGATGTAAATAATATAAAAATAGAAAATAATGTATTAATTTATATTAAAGATAAGAATATAAATTTTTTATTTGATAATAATGATAAAGTAATTATAAATAATATATTAATTGGTGGATATACAGGTAATAATATATATACTTATCATAATAATAAATTAGAAAAAAGAAATAAATTAGGTGAATTATTAGTAAATCAAGTATTAATAATAGAAAATGTTTTAGATATAATTTGTTTCAGTGATAATAAAATTTATATAAAAAAACCAAATAAAGTAATAGATTTATTTGAAAATGAAAATTATAAAAGTTTTTACTTAGTGAATGTAATAGATTTTAAAGTTGATAAAAATGGTAATGAATATTATAAAGAAGATGAAATATATGTAAAGGTTAATAAAGTATTAGATAATTTAATTGTTAGTGAAAATTTATTATTATTTTTAAATGGTGAAGTATTTTTAAATAATTTAAATAATAAAATAGAAATAAATGGTATAATAAATAAAGGAAGTTTAAGTAGTAGGCATATAGTACTTTATGATGAAAGTAATGATTTAATTTATACAAAATCATTTGTATTAGATAATAATTATAATGGTTTAGGTAGAGAAAGAGTAACAATAATGGGTGAAAAAAATAATAATGAATATGTAGGATTAGGTATAGGATTTAATAAAACAATGGATATATATTCAAGTGTAAATATTGGTAGTTCAATAAAAAATTTAAATAATGATGTAGCAAATAGTTTATGTATAGAAAGTAGTGTTGGTGTAGGTTGTTTACCTTTAAGTGATTTTGCATTAAGATTAAAAGGAGATATATTATTAGAAGAAGGAAATATATATAGAAACGATAATAAAACAGATATTTATTCAAATATAAGTGTTCCTTTAAGTTTAGATGATTATGTAAAATCTAAAGATTTTGATGATAAAATTGATATTTTTGAATCAAAAATAAATGATTTGATAACATCAAATGTTTCAGATAGAATTGAAGAATTAAATATTTTAACATCAAATTTAATAGAAGAAAATTTAAATTTAGATTTTAAAATAGATGAAACAAGTAATGTTTGGAAAAATAATATAGAATATAATTCAGTTTATGTATTGGATAAGCAAGTATCTATAAATAAAGAATATAGTACAGATGAATTATTGGGAAATAATAAAGTTCCAGCATTATATGTAGGTAATGGAAGTCAAATGAATGGTAAAAATGTACAAGGATTAATATGTGAAAATGATATAGCAGCATTTTCAGATATTAAAATAAAAAAAGATATACGTCAAATACCAGATAGTTTAAATAAAGTTTTAAATATGTCTGGTGTAATATACAAAAGAAGTGATATATTAAATGATGAAAAAAATTATATGGGTGTAATTGCACAAAATGTTGAAAAATATTGTCCAGAAGTAGTTGAAGAAGTTAATGGAATAAAAACAGTTGCATATGGAAATTTAGTAGGTGTATTAATAGAAGCCATAAAAGAAATGTATGAAATTATTAAAGATGGAAACAAATAATTTATCTTTAGCAGATATAGCATATAAAAAAGATATTGAATCAATAAAAGATGTAGATAATATAATATCAAATGTTCGTGGTGTATATTATAAAAGGAAAGATATGAAAAATAGTAAAAAACATATAGGTTTAATAGCACAAGAAGTTAATAAAGTTTTACCAGAAGTAATTCAAGATAAAAATGGTATAAAATATATAGATAATGGAAGTATGATAGCATTATTAGTAGAATGTATAAAGAAAAATAATGAAGAGATAAAAACATTAAAAGATGAAATATCTTTATTAAAAACACTTATCTAAAAGGATCAAATACATTTGATACTAATTTTTTAATATCTTTATCAATTTTTTTAAAATGTTCCGAATATTCTTTTTGAATTTTAATAACTTCTGGATCCATTTAATTATTTAAATTATTTTTTTTTTGAAATTGATAATAAATCATTTCGATATACTTCTTCAAGTTCAGTTTTATATTTATTATATTCTTCCTTAACTTCACTTAATTCTTTATACCAAATTTTGTATATTGGTGTTTCCTTCAAAATATTAATTTCATTTTCAATATTTTCAGCATTTTTCTTTAATTTTTCTAAATTATTCTTTGTTAATGAATTAACAGGCATTTTAAGTAAATAATTATAATTTTTAGAATTATCAATATTATCAAATTGATCATCAAAAGAATCAATATCTATATCTTTTTCAGATAATTTAGGATATTTTAATTCTTCTAATCTAGAAATTAATTTATCATCTTCAACATTCATAATTTTAATAACATCGTTAATAATATCGAGAATAAATTTAGCTTTTGCAGATAATTTTTTAAATGTTTTATTAAGTATTTTTAATTGATATTGTTTTCTTTTATAATAACAATTTAAACGAACAGAACACCATTCTTTCATAATTTCAGATGTAGAATTATATTTTTTGATATTAATTTCTGAATTATATAAGTGCATATTGTTTAATGATAATCCAGAAGTAGATGATAATTTAAAAAATTTATTAGGGTCATCAATTTTTTGATTTAAATGAACAACAAATTTAATATTTAAAGCTGAATAATGATTCTCAAAATTTTTAATTTGACCATTTAAAGCAAGTTCTTCAAGAACATCTCTTTTATAATCTTCAATTGCTTTATTAACTGGAATTTCAGTAATTTCAATAGTGCTATCATTGATATAATTATAACAACCAGTAGATTCATAAATATTTTCTTTCCCATCTTTAATTTTGATAGAACCTTTATAATTAGGATAATTAGGAATCATATTATTGATAGTAGTTTTATTAATAACTTCAAATACTTTAATTAAATCATCATCATTATTGATATCAATATTATCTTTTTCTAATTCAGAACAAATAAGCATACATTGATCAATAACTTCTTCTGGATTGAAATTAGGAATTTCAGTAGAATAACCAGTACCAATACCAACAACTTGTGTAATAAACACAGTTGGAATAACACCAATAAACCATTCTGGTTCAATTTTTTGATTTTCATCAACTTTATATTTAAGAATAGGCATATCTTCTTCACGAAAAATAACTCTACACATAGGTGATATCTTTGTAAATAGATAACGTGGTTGAGCACTATCTGCACCTCCACCATGTAATCTAGTTCCAAACTGACCTAATGCAGAAACCATATTAATATTATTACTACCAATATAATTTTGTCCCATTTTAGTTAATGCTTCTGCAAGTGATTGATCACCATGATGATATGCGGTTAATGAAGCAGCCATACCAGCCATTTGTGAAACTTTAATTTCATTATTACCATAAATTTTCTTTTTAAAAAGACTATATAATAATTTACGCTGGCTTTCTTTAAGAGCATCACAGATATTATTAATGTTTCTTTCAATATCTCTGTGTGAAAAATGGATAAGTTCTTTATGAATTAAATCAGTATAAGAAATATCAAATGATTTAGTGATATCAATAATATTATTTTTATCATATTGTGCAATCCATTCTTTACGTTTATCAGCTAATTTACCATCAAATGCTAAATCATATGCTTTATCACTATTATCATCATATGTATATGTAATGGTTTTCATATTTTTAAAGAATTGCTTACCTTCTTCAGAAGTAGAAGAACCACAACCTTTAAGATAAGTAATATTCCAACCAGAAATATTATTATTTTTTTCCCATTCTTCATATTCTTGAATGGAATAGAAATATTGTGTATTATTACCTTTTTTAATACGAATAATTGGTGTAAGCATAGTTTTTATAAATCCTTTCATTTTAAAAAGAGAAGGCCATTGTGATTGAAATAAATTAGTAATTAATCCTTTAATATGTGTTCCATCTAAATCTGCATCAACTAAACATATAATACCTTTATATCTTAAAGATGATGTATCATTATAAACTTTATTACTTTCTAATCCAAGTATTTTTTTAAGATTAGAGATTTCTTCATTCTGTGCCATTTTAGAAACAGAAACAGATTTACAATTCATTAGTTTTCCACGAATTGCAGCACAACCATATGCTTCAGGATTAATCAATTGTGTTTTACCAGATGTAAATAATGTTTGTGCAGATAAACCTTCACAAATATATAAATAACATTGATCACTTTTTTTAGTTCCAGCCCATGGTGCATCCATAAAACCTTTAATAATTACTTTATTTAATTTTTTACCATCAGTTTTAGTTAATTGTTTATCAAGTTGAGCATCACTTAATACAAGTGCTTTATCAATAATACCACTATCTTTAAAAAGTTTAGCTATAAATTTATCACTAATTTCACATTTAGAACCAAATTTAGAAACAGGTAAATTCATATAATCTTTTGTTTGACTATCATATGTAGGACTTGATAACAAACATTTAATACCAATGAAAAGATTATCTTTAACAAATTGTGGTTTTAAAGTTTTCTTTTTTTTAGCAGCTAATTCTACTAATCCTTTAACAATTTGTTGTTGAATATAATCAACATGTTTTCCACCTAATCTAGTATGAACAGAATTTACATAAGCCATATGTGTAAATCCATGATTACTTAAAGCAGCACATACTTCCCATCTTTCACCATATTTTTCAAAAACTTTACTATCTTCAATAAAATTATTACAAAATTTTTCAAAATCTTTAATTGGAACTTTATCACCATTAAAATAAACATTAACATTTGGTGGTGTTAATGCTGCTATTTCAAATGTTCTTTTTTTAAATAATGCAAAAATATCATCAGTAATAGAAGTAAATCCAAATCTAGCAAGATCAAGATTACAAGTAATTTTAGTATATGGTGATTTAGTAGTTTCTTTAATTTTAGGTTTATCTTTTTTTAATAAATTTTCTTTGAAAGTTTGTTTAAACATAAGTTTATTACGATGATCAACAGTTTCAACTGTAGCTTCATTTGAAAATATTATAGCAAGTTTAGCACCTAAACCGTTTAAACCACCGGTAAGTCTATCTTTTGATTTATCATAATTACCAGAAGTTAAAAGTTCTCCAAAGATAAGAGATGGATTATAAAGTTTAGTTTCTTCATGTATTTCAATCGAAATACCATCACCATCATTATAAACTGATATAGAGTTATTTTCTCGATCAACAGTAACTTTAATATTTTTAACAATTTGTTTATCTGTTAAATTCGATAAATTCATACGAACAACATGATCTGCGGCATTAACAATTAATTCATCAAAAATTTTATATAATGCAGGACTATAATTTATAGTTTTACGAACAATTTTATTTTCATCATCTACAATAAAGCTACTAATAGCTTCTGGTGATATTGAACCAACATACATTTCTGGTGATTGATCTAAAATATGTGTTCGTAATTCATGTTTTTTGTATTCAACCATAATTTATATTAATGTATAATAAATAATTAATCATTTTTTTATATAAGGTAAAAAAATAATAAAAGAAAGCCTCTTTTATTACCCCTAAATAGGGATTTTTACTTTTTCTTCTTGTTCTTCTTGGCAACTACTGGTTTCTCGTCTTTATCAGACTCATTGTCTGTGTCCTTCTTGTTGTCCTCATCA